TACCTGTTGATGAAATAAAAAATTCTGATAATGCTTTAGTAAAGTTTTTAGGATACAAACAGCTTCCATTTAAAGATGAAGAAATGTTTGTTGTATCCTTTAAGCCTAGGGTTACAAAGACTGGTAAAAAGATGGCATCCCTAACACTTGCAGATACAAGTAGAGATCTACATTCTATAACAGTTTTCCCAACAGCTTTTCCAAAAGCATATATGAAAATTGAAGAAGGAAAATCTTATAAGTTTAGTTTTGGCAAAACAAAAGATGGAACAATAACACTGGAGGATATAGATGGTTAGCATGGAAGAAGTATTAGCAGCTCTTAACCCTAAATTAAGAAAAAGTATTATGGTGGGTGATTCAGTCCCAGCAACAGAATACGCAGAAACCCCTAGCATTGGTTTAAACCGTGCTTTATCTGGGGGCCTACCTTATGGTAGACAAGTTCTTATTTGGGGCTCTAAGTCCTCAGCAAAGTCTTCTCTATGCCTTCAGATGATAGGCTTGGCACAAAAAGAAGGAAAAGTTTGTGCATGGATTGATGCTGAAATGTCATATGATAAAGTATGGGCAGAGCGTCTTGGGGTAGATTCTTCTAAACTTATTTACTCACAAGCCAGGACTATAAATGAAATGGTAGATGTTGGAACTAACTTAATAAATGCTGGAGTAGATATTGTTGTAGTTGATTCAATTACATCTTTGCTCCCTGCTATATATTTTGAAAAAGATTCTGATGAACTTAAGCAATTAGAAAATACAAAACAAATTGGTGCTGAGTCTCGTGATTTTAGTAATGCATGGAAGATGATTAATTATGCTAATAATAAAGTTAAGCCAACACTTTTTGTATTAATTTCTCAGTCACGTAATAACATTAGCGCAATGTATACAAGTCAGCAACCAACTGGTGGACAGGCTACAAAATTTTATTCGTCAACAGTTATTAAATTGTTTTCGTCAGAGTCTGATAATCAAGCCATTAAGGGCAAGATAAAGATTGGTGATAAATTAATTGAAGAAAAAATTGGTAGAAAAATTCGTTGGGAACTACAATTCTCTAAAACATCTCCAGGTTTTCAATCTGGTGAATATGACTTTTACTTTAGAGGTGATGAAATTGGGATTGATTCTATTGGTGACTTGGTAGATACAGCAGAAGCTGCAGGTATAGTTAACAGAACTGGTGCTTGGTATCAACTTGAAGATGGAACTAAAGTTCAAGGTAGAGATGGTTTTGTTGCAAGAGTTAGAGAAGATCTTGATTTACAACAATCATTAAGAGATAAATTAAACAATGGCTGAAAAAGATTTTAAAGTATTTCCAGGAAAATTTCCTTGTAAAAAATGTGGAGAAGAAGTTTTATCCTTAAGACTTTGGCTTGATAGTGGTGATGCAACCTGGATGTGCAGCAAAAAGCATGTTTCTAAGGTTGGTTTAATACCAGTTAAGAAAAAAAGAAAAGATTTTTCTGATGAGTGAAAGATCTGAGTCTAAAAGAATTGGTGCCAAGCAGCATAAAAATTCTGGTAGAAATAACACCAAAGGAGATGCTTCTTGGCATAACTTTGTTTTAGATTTTAAAGAATGCTCAAAATCTTTTACATTAAATCAAGATGTGTGGGCTAAGATAGTTACAGATTCTCTTAAAAAAAGTATGGATCCTGCACTAGTTATAGTTTTAGGCGAGGGAACACAGAAAGTTAGACTTGCTATAATAGAGTTAGATATGCTAGAACAATTAATAGAAAGAGAAAGCAATGACAAGTGAAGCTCCACAAAAAACAACACTAGATATGGTAAATGGTTTAACAGAAATTGCAGACTATATGAAAGACGAAGAGCTAACTACTGCTCTGACATTTATTGCAAAAATAATTATTAAGCCTGATATTCCAGCACAAGTAGCAAGCATTGAGATTGTAAGGCTACAGGCAATTGCAGCAAAAATGGCTTTTAAGGCTACATGGATGGCTAATGTAGATAAGAATGATCGTGCAAAGAAAAACATTTACTATACAGCAGCAGAATCTATCAATAACTTGGTGTCAGCACTCAAGTATATAATGCGCTAACCTGCTATACTTATATAAACAAGGGGATAAAATGACTAAAAATTTATTGAAACAGATAATGGTAAGAGAAGTAGAAACAGCAGCACAGACAGACGCTAAAGAATTAATAAAAGTTATTGAAGCTGGATATCTTGTAGGCCGAGAGCCTAAGCATACACAGAAAAAAACTTTTAGTCCATCGACAATTGCCTATGGGCATGGAGAATGTCCAAGATATTGGTATCTAGCTTTTGAAGGTGCTATGTTTGAAGACAATGCAGATCCTTATGGTGTTGCTAATATGACTAATGGAACTCTTTCACATGGAAGAATTGAAACAGCCTTTAAAAATTCTGGCATATCAATTGATTCAGAATTTAAACTTACAAATGAAGACCCACCAATATTTGGATATGTGGATAATCTTATTAAGTGGAAAGATGAAGATATTGTTGTTGAAGTAAAAACATCTAATAACGAAGTATTCGAATATCGTAAACGCACAGGTAAACCAAAGATGGGTCACGTTGTGCAAATATTAATTTATATGAAGATTCTTAAAAAGGGTAAAGGCATTCTTGTTTATGAAAATAAAAATAACCATGAACTACTTATTATTCCAGTAACAGTTAATGATTATTATAGACAATGGATTGATGAAGCTTTTGAGTGGATGAAGTCTGTTAGAAAAGTATGGGAAGACAAAACTTTACCAACTAAAAACTATAGAGCAAATTCTAAGATATGTAAGAACTGTCCAATTAAAAAGACATGCGATGAAGCTGGAACTGGAGTCTTTAAGATAGCATCTCTTAAAGAACTAAAGGAACAGAGTGAAGCTGTGTAGTTACTGCGATACATACTTTAAACCAAAAGTAAGTTATCAGATATATTGTGGAGAGGACTGTAGAGGTTCTGCCACAAAAGAAAAGATTGCAGAAAAGTATAACGCAAAGCGTAGGAAAAAAAGAATTGGTAAAGTAAGAAAATGTCTGGGTGGATGCAACTCAGACCTATCTATTTATAATGATTCTGGATTTTGTGCCAATTGTAATGTAAGTGAAAAGCAAGTTGCAAAAATGTTAAAAGAGCTGAAAGGTTTTATTGACTATGAGCAAAAATAAATGGGGATTTGAAGTAATGCCTAAGACTATATGTGCTATTGATGCAAGCACTAATAGTCTTGCCTTTGCTCTTTTTGATACCAAAGAAAAAACACTTGGCGTTGTTGGCAAAATAAAATTTGAAGGAAATAATACATATGAAAAAGTAATGGATGCTTGCAAGAAAACAAAAGCTTTCTTTGATTATTATGGTGGGTTTGAGGCTATTGTTATTGAGCATACTGTGTTTATGAATTCCCCAAAAGTTGCTGCTGATCTAGCACTTGTTCAAGGAGCACTTCTAGGTGCTGCTGGTTTGACTGGAACCAAAATTATAGGAACTGTAGCCCCAATCACTTGGCAGATATCTATTGGTAATGGAAAGCTCACTAAAGACGAAAAATTTTTTATAAGGTCAAAAAATCCAGGGAAGTCAGAAGCATGGCATAAATCTAATGAAAGAGAAATAAGAAAGCAAAAGACTATTAGGTTTATTAATATGCAGTATGATAAAATTATTGATGATAATGATGTTGCTGATGCTGTAGGAATTGGACATTGGGCTATAAATAATTGGGATAAGGCGGTAGGAAATAATGGAAAGAAATAGTTTTAATTTTAAAGAAGAAGAAAAGGATACTATTTTAACTGTAAAAACTTTGTCGCCAACAAAATGGCTTTTAATAGATCGTGAAACTGGACAAGTCTATCAAGGAAATCCTGGTGGATTTTGGGATAAGCTTAAGACAGCGGAAAGAGATAATTTATAATGCCTGAACTAAATGCAAACATTCCTCCAATTGAATGCTATGTTCGTGGTAATTTTTTAAGAGACCAAGAAGATAGTCACGACCAATACTTTCCATGCGTTATTTTTGGAGTTGCAAGTATAAAATCTAGAAGTCCACTGTTTCACTTTATGATGGAAGATGGTGGTGTATGGTGGAGAATGCCAATTAATGCATTTTGCACTAAGCCAGGAGTTCCAGAAGAGCCAATTCATAATCTTGTTTTATGGAATTCTTTTAGTCCACATATTTCTGTTACAAAATTTCAAGCACTAAGTAATATGAGAATGTCATATACAGACAGAAACAAAGTTACCATACCTGGGACATACTTGTTTACTTTAGATTGGCATAGTCCAGAAACTAATATACTGGATGATGGATATTCTGAAAACCCAGGTCAACACAAGTGTGGTCATGTAATTCAAAGAGATGACGGTAATTTTGCGGTGCAGCCAAATAATAGAGTAAGAATAAAAGAGCCATCTTTTGTTACAAAAAAAGATCTAGTAATTGATAGATTAATTAATACAAAAAAATGGGATGTTGAAAGCTATGACAAATGGATCCTTGAAGATTCAAATGCATATAATTATGATGTTATTGATACGGAAGTTGACAAATAAAGCTATGGGTGGTAAACTATATACATCAGAGGTTTGGCTACGTAAGAGATATCTTATGGATAAAAAATCTCCAGAAGAAATTGCAAAAGAGTGTGGGGCAAGCATAGAAACTATTTATGTTTATCTTGCAAAATTTGGATTAAGGAAGAGTAGACGATGAATAAAGCACAAAAGATTTTAATTGGTCTTGGTATTACTGGTGCAGTAGGAATAACCTTTGTGGTTACAGCACTTAAAGGTTTGCCAGAAGCTTTTGATTGGGATGACGATGAAGACATTGACTAATAATCTAACCATTACAGTTGATCAAGTAAACAATCCGCTACACTATACAACTGATCCATCTGGTGTTGAGTGTATTGAAATTACTCGTCATAGAAATTTTAACATTGGCAATGCCTTTAAATATTTGTGGAGGGCAGGATTAAAGGATGAAGCAAAAACCATTCAAGATCTTGAGAAAGCAATTTTTTATATTAAAGATGAGATTAATAGATTAGAGGGTAAGTATGTCAACTGAATCTGATTTAGTAAATCATCTTGATCAAATAAATCAAGTTGTCTCTGAATACCTAAAAGGAAATGATCCAACAGTAATTTCTAAAGAACTAGAGATACCAAGAGTTAGAGTAGTAGCTCTTATTAATGAATGGAAAGTTATGGCATCTGCCAATGACGCTATTCGTGCACGGGCTAAGGAAGCATTGGTAGGAGCAGATACACACTATACAAAATTAATTACAAAAGCATACGAAGTTATGGATGAATCAAGCTTAACTAATAATCTAAGTGCCAAGACAGCATCTATTAAACTTGTTATGGATATTGAAAAATCTAGAATTGAAATGTTACAGAAAGCAGGTCTTCTTGAAAACAAAGAACTTGCAGAAGAGATGGTTGAGATTGAACGTAGGCAAGAAGTTTTAATTGGTATACTTCGTGATGTTGCTTCAGAACATCCAGAGATACGTGATTTAATTATGCAAAGACTTTCGTCTATTGCAAAAGAGGGTGAAGTGATTACAATTGTCCACGATGTTCAATGAGTTTCTTGATGTATTAAAAGAGAATCATTTTGTTGAAACTCCTGTAGATGTAAAAACATTTGTTCAGTCTCCAGAGTATTTAGGGCAACCAATTTTATCCGATATCCAATATGAAATTGTTGAAGCGATGAGTCAGATTTATCGTAAAGAAGATTTAATTGACCTTATGGGTGAAGCAGAAGGCACAAAACATTTTAATAAATATACTAAAAATGAACTAATACTTCAACTTGGTAAGGGTAGTGGTAAAGATTTTATATCAACAGTAGCCTGTGCATATGTAGTATATAAGCTTCTATGTCTTAAAGACCCAGCGGTTTATTTTGGTAAGCCCCCAGGAGATGCTATTGATATTATTAACGTTGCAGTTAACGCACAACAAGCTAAGAATGTTTTCTTTAAAGGGTTTAGAGTAAAGGTTGAAAAGTCACCCTGGTTTGCTGGAAAGTATAATCCAAAAGCGGACTCATTTGAATTTGATAAAAGTATAACTGTTTATTCTGGTCACTCAGAAAGAGAGTCTCATGAAGGTTTAAACCTTTTGATGGCAGTGCTTGATGAAATTTCTGGTTTTGCTACAGAAGTTGGAACAGGTAATGAACAAGGTAAGACTGCAGATAATATTTATAAAGCATTCCGTGGAACAGTAGACTCTCGTTTTCCAGATTTAGGTAAAGTAGTTCTTCTTTCATTCCCACGTTACCAGGGTGACTTCATTTCTCAACGGTATGAAGCAGTCATTGCCGAAAAAGAAACTGTTGAACGCACACATACTTTCATAATGAATGAAGAATTACCACATGATGATCCAGGCAATCAATTTGAAATTTCGTGGGATGAAGATACAATACTTCAATACAAAATACCAAGAGTATTTGCATTCAAAAGACCTACATGG